AGACACCAAAATATATCCTTTAACAACCATGAAGTTACATGAAGTTCTTGAATATTCCAATTTTCTTTAAGAAATTTCATTAATATATTCTAACTGTGGGGTCCAAACACCTTCAGAGGTAATTGTAGGATTGTTATTTCTATCAATCATAACCCATTCTACTTTAACAATACCCCAAGGTTCGAATTGTTCTAGTACATCCTCTAAAGTGAAACATTTACAAGAATAGATATCAAACTGAGCCATAGAGGGGGTTTCGTGGTCCCAAATATGGATTGATGCGTGTGATGTTGCTAAGGTTACAGTTCCAGTCAAACCTTCATTACCAGGGTAGTCTACGTACACACTTGTTGGTCCGCCGACAACTTCCATCTTAACTTTGTGAACTAAATCAACAAACCATTTATTTAAAACTTCCACCTCTTTTGGTGGATTCAAAATCCAAATCTTCATTAAAAGATGTTGGTGATAAGGAACAAATTTTTCTTGCATTAATATGTATTTTTACCATTACATATATATCACAAAAATGGTATTTTTTTTATAATTTGACAAATTGTTTAAATGTTTTAATAAATGGTTTTTCATACTTCTTAATCTCATTCGTATCCAATCCATTATAAAGACCGGTTGATAGGAAAGCTTGGGACTCATCATCTAAAATTTTCCTATCATCTACGTAACCCATTTTAATAAGTTTCTTATCAATTTTGTCTCGAACTTTCTTTGGTATTGACTTCAGATTGTCTTTCATTTTTTGTTTATATTCCTTATTAGTGAAATATAAACCGTGAGCAATCTCATGGTCCATGGTTTTTAAATCCTTACTACTAGCACCAATCAAATACCAATCACATCTTGTTCCGTTATTCTTATTTTGCGAGTCAATTGCACAATAAAAATAAATGTCGTTCATTACTTTATCATATTCGGTATCATAACAAAATATATGATTAGCTTTTTGAAGTACATTACCCGGTATATTATAACCAGACCAATCTTCAGGATATGTGAACACTCTTTTCTTCCAAGCAGATTTGTAGAACCTCATATACTCCATCCAAGTAAAAGGTTTACCTCTAAACTGTTTATACGGTGATTCGTAAAACTCTTGATAACGACAGAATAACATCGCTCTATCATAATCATCATCAACAGTTACACAATATATTCTTGGTTTAACTTCTGTTACTTTACCCTTAACTAAGGGATGTTTGATTTTCATTAACTAATTTTTAAATTACATTTGGTTTATTTAAAATGGGTACGATTTTTTCTTTTTCAACATTTAGTAAATCCGCAATCCAAACATAAAATTTGTAATTCCCAACAAATCCGAGATGTCCATCATTTAAAGTACCATTTGATTCTTGTCTTATTGATGTCCAGTTTTCCGTTTTATATGGTATTAGTAAAATTGATTGAACATGTTTGCTCATTAAATCATCCCATGTCACCTTGATTGGATTAAAATTTTTATAGATTATAGATAATTTTTCATAAAACAATTTCTCATTTTCTCTTTCACTGGTTTCATCCCACGCATAATCTCTTAATACTATTTGTTCGTCTGCAAAATCTGTTATTTTTTTTTCATTTCGTAATTGCCAACTTGAACCGTTTGTTATTGCATGTCTTTCAAAATCAGACATAAACCAAGTGTAACGACCAACATTACTAAAAACAATTACCATTCTATCACCTTCAGAATATTCAGGTAAAAATCCTAATTGGTGGATAATATCTTCGTTCGAACAGCCGGGTTCGGCGTAATTAATTACGTCAAAATGATTTTCTATATAATCCGTCCAATGACCAACACATTCATATCTTTTAACAAATATCTCAGCTGGTTTACAACTTAAAAATTTGTATTTTTCTAACTCGGGTCTGTATTTCGGTTTTTGATTTGAGAAATAATTGAATGCATATGAATCACCAAAAACAAATAACCTTGGTTTCATTAACGTATATGTTTGAACTTGCTAGATAAGTTATTGATGAAATTTTCTTCATCAATTGTTAACAAGTCTCTACACTTTGCTAAATGTTCAAGACTACTCCAATATGTTAAATCATTGATGTTTGGTGTACGAACACCATTGTTTTTACTTGTGGTTTCTTCTGAAGGTTGAATGTGTCCATCCTCTTCTAAGATTTCAATCAATCTTTTTAATTCTCTTTGACTACAAGAGTCAACAAATTCACTTGGGTCAATGTCTACTTCTGCTGTAAATTCTGGCATGATATTATATTTTAAGTTTAATTAAAAGATAATAAAAAAATGTGAAATAAAAAAATTATAAACTGAAACTTTCCCCACATCCACAAGTACGTGATGCGTTTGGATTTACCCAATGAAATCCTTTACCATTCAAACCATCGGAATATTGTAATTCGGTACCGAATAAATAAAGAACGGATTTTTTATCGACAACAACTTTTAATGAACCTAAGTCAATAACTTCATCCATATCCGTGGTTTCATCATCAAAGTCCATAACATATGATAAACCACTACAACCACCGCCTTTAACTCCTACTCTAAGATTGTGTGTGTCGGGTGTTATCCCTTCACTAACCATAATTTGCAAAATATGTTCTAAAGCGTTATCACTTACTGTTATCATGTTTCAAACTATCAAGTGCTTTTTTGGCTTCTTTATCGATATTCATCATTGTTGAATCTTTCAATGATTTATCTCCAAGTTGTTGTCTCAAAGAATTAATTTCTTGTCTTTGGTAATAACAAAGAACTAAGACAGATATTGCCATAGTCATTGATATTTGTTTCTGATATTTCTTTACAAAATCTATCATAGTATTTTTAATTTATTAATTCGTCTAGATTAATATTATGATTGTCTAAAATTTCGTATATCTTTTCATATACCATTTCAAGAGCATCATACTTGTCCATTTCTTTACCCTCCATAGACCATTCCAAACTCTTCTTAGTATTGTGTGTTATGTCCCACAACGCCAAAGATAAGTCCAAAGATTTAATCGCACGTTTATGTGCCATTATATCATCCAAATCATTCAAATCGTACTCTATTTTCGCTTTTGCCATAAATCCTTCAATTTTCTACCGGGTCTTTTTGTTATAAGTATACCGTCATCGGTTTCTTCCATTAACGGTGCTCTCCACATTTCAAAAGCTATCCATATTGTGGATACAACAAATAAAAGAACTACATACTTCATATTGGTGATTTTTATTGTTCGATTTGTTTTGGTTTCCAAAATTGCCACCAACGTCTTTTAGGGGCTGGTACACATTGTGAGAATGGGTTGTCACCAAACGATACTCTACCCAAATATCGAGATGCCATTATGTTTAAAAACACCTCTTGATAATTTTCAGGGATAGTATCAAAATCTGCACTTATCTCAACACTTAATGATATTGTTCCTTTATCTTCAGTTGTTAGGTAAAGTGTTTGATATGTCCTTACCAATCTTGAAGATTTCATTTCTAAATTATTTCCCCCACCAAAATAAATCTCCGCCTCTTTCTTACTCATATTATTCGGTTTGTGTACTAATATAATGCATTACTAAATTGTATTCATTGGGTCTTTTTTCTTTTAAGAAATCTAAACCCATTTCATATCTACCAACCGTATTTTGTTGGATAAACAATTCAGTTCTGATACTATCATTAAAATCAGATAGGTTTTTATTTTCAGTAACCAAACTGTCATATGATTGTTTAGTTATTGAATGTGATAAAGAGTTTTTCATTTCATTATACTCTCTATCTTTTTCGAAGAATTCAAATGTCACGAATATCAAAGCAATTAATGTTAACACTAAACTTGCTCTAAATTTGGTTTCAATTGTCATTAGTCTAAGTTTTTAATATCAGTTAATGTTTTTTCTACATCTTCTTCGGTAAGATAACCAAGTACATCATCAGTAATTGGCGTACTATATGATATTTGACCATCCTTACCAAAGACGGCAATTTCATATAAACCATCTCTACCTCCGTAAGTGTGTTCACCTTTTACAATGCTAGCCCCGTAACCATTTTGAAATTGAACTATACATTGTTCTCCCATCCCCGCCGGATGTTGTTGAAAGTTCAGTTGTTTGAACACTGTCGTGTCGAAGTTGTTTGTGGGTCTTGTTGTTTCGTTCATCTTTAAGTTTTTTTACGAATGCTCGTGTTAAATAAAAATTCATATTTAAAATATTTCTTCGGCGATGCCTAACGCCTCAGCAATAATTAATAATGCGCCGGCAGACATATAATCACCATTCCACAGTGTTATTCCGGCACCAATTCTGAATCCTGACTTTACAAGACTAATCCAAAAATGGGTTTTTGAGTTCGATTCTTTCGGTTGCATAATACTAATATAGTTATTTTTTACGAGATTGCAAAATATTGTCAACAAATTCTATTCGTTGTGCAATCCAACGAATAACAGGAACCGTCATTGAATTACCTAACCCACCCTTAACATCACTATAAGATGGTTTTTTACCGTCAATTTCAAAATCAAAGTAATTGTCGGGAAAACCTTGCAATCTACAAAGTTCCTTTTCAGTAAACCTACGAATACCATTATCATCCGCCCAATAGTTTGATGTTGATATTTTACCAAACCCATCAGTCAAAGTTTGAGAATAGGATTTTGTTATTGTACCAGCGAGTTTAATTTGTCCGAGAACATTTTGGGTACGCTCATCCCTCTCTCTCTGATTCTTCTCTTTAACGCTTTCAAAACATCCTTCGTTAAATAATATTGCTGCAGGGACTCTCCAGTCGGCTCCAAGATATCCGACAGCGTAGATTCTACGGCGTCGTTGGGGTACTCCGAAATGTCTTGAGTTGAGAACCCTAAAAGCGATGGAATATTTTTCTCCTTGGATGATTCCACCTCCTTCAAATGAGATGTCTTGCGGTTTAACTTCGACCCCTGTAAAGTTGCTGAAGATGTCTGCAAGTCCTTGTTTGTGTTTTGATTTGAATACACCCGTAACATTCTCCCAGATAAAGTAGTCGGGACATTTTTCGTCAAGAATTGCTCCATATTTAATGGCGAGTTGAGCACGGAGGTCATCCATTCCATTTCCGAGTCCGGAATGTGACCATGCTTGGCAGGGAGTTCCTGCGATAATAACTCTTGGTTTTGCTTTTTTGAATTTTTCATCTTCTAAAATGTTTAACATGTTTGGGAAAAAAGGAACATCAGGATAATGATGTTTAAGTACTTGTTGTGGGAACTCTGCAAAGTCACATAGACCAACACATTCCCAACCTAATGGTTCTAACGCTACTGAAGGTGCTTCAATACCGCTACATAGTGTAAGAAATTTCATCTTTTGGTGTGTTATGATTAATGAATAACCAAAACTACTAAAATTAAAAATAGAATCCAAAAGATTTTTAGAATGTTTTAGAATATTTTAATTTTACTTTCATAACTAACTCATAATGAATTACTTATAAAGTCATATTTTTCTTTTCTCCACTCCAATTCAGCAAAATTTTCCATTCTTTTGTTTAAGATTTCAATGGATTCACCGAATAATTCATTGTTAACCACAGTATTTGCCTTTCCATATGATTGGACAAGTCTACCTTTTCTATATTGTAGATTGATTTTTTTCCTTTTATATGATAATGAAATGTAAATGTATAATGAGCCGTGTGGAAATTGTTTAGCCATACAGTTTTTCATATTGAAACCCTCTATTCTGTAATCTTCTTCTGTTAACAATACTTTTGGTTTAAACAATTCATCACCGATTAATATATCCTCTTCAATTGTATCAATAATATTTTTAGGAATATCATATCTAACTTTAAATCCTCTAGCCATATGTAATTTAATTCCTGACCAGGTTTCGATATGATTTTCAAAATCAATATCATTTTTGGATTTGAATTTCAATTCAATTCCTCTTACCTCTAACAAATCTCTAATTGAAAATAATTTGTTTAAAGAATAAATTAGAGAATCTGGTCTTAATGTTTCCTTCTCCCAATTCAAAATAGTTTTAACCATGGATTGTTTCTCGGATTCATTTTTAAGTTCATGTATCTTTTTATTCGGTGGTAATTCGTAACAATGATGTTCCCAAACAAATTGTTTTAAGTAATCAACATAATTGTTACCAAACAATTTACATATGTAATTTAATGATGAGATGTGAATTGGTTTATCCCATTTCTTATTTAACTCACTAACAAGATACTTTGATTTAATTCCGTATGAATCTAACACCGCTGGTAGAAATTTGTAGTCATTCTTTTCTAACCATTTCTTTTTAGGGTATTCAGTTCTTATATCATTGTATATACCATCATGTGGTTTTATACCTTTCATATTCAAATGAAAGTCAACTAACAAATCATATAATCTATTGATACTATATTTTTCATTATAGTTTTTATCGACATAAAATGTAGATTTAAAAGTGGGTTTGATTTTATCGATAAAAACATTAACAATTGAATCTAACGCTCTATTATATTTTACTCCCCAATATCCAATTCTTTTTTCACCACGAAGAAATCCGTTCTCAGTTAAATCAAGTAATAAACTAAAATTGTTTTTCTTTACTGTGGTTTTATTTCTAAACGTCTTTTCATTCGTTAGATTATCATTGATGATTTTATATGAAACTGTGATGTCACCATTAATTAACGATAGAGTTAAATTATGTTCAAATATGATATGTCTTTTTGAACCATACCTACTGTACTCAAGTTCAAACACACCGACATAAATTAATGTTGTGTCATCTGAAAATACCTTTAAGTCACACGTAGAACTATTATTGTTATTTTTTTCTGATTTTTCTTGATTGTGTTTAAATAATAAATCCATATACAAAATATATATGGATTTATTTACATTGTGTAGTTTAGAATGGTAGAGGTAATCCAAATGGTGTTCTAGGCCCAAGTTGTTCTTGTTGAATTTGGACTCCGTTTATTATTACTGGTACTTTCTTTTTTTCTTTCCAATTTAGTGTGCCCCATCTAGCTTGTTGTTTAATTCTAGCATCCAACATAATGATACAATTATGGAAATATTGTGGTGGTGATGCATTACAAAAATGTCTTTTTTGAATTGGGTTACCGGTTTGGATATCATATTCAATTGTCACTCTATCATTTTCATCTTCGGTTCTTAATGAAACAATCATCGACTTATCTTTATCCGAATATGATGCAACACAATGATGCATGAATGAACCTTCTTCGATATATTCCTCTTCACGTTTTAATATTTTTGGGTGTAGCTTTTTATCTCCCATTGACGTATCTAAACGGAATATTGGGTCATCGTCGGTTCCTAAGTTAACAACAAACTCAATCGGTCTTTCAATTTCTGATATTGTTTTTTCATCATACTGATATTCAATCACCCAACCTTTTCTTATTGCTGCTACCATTTTGGATAATTCCCTATGTTCAGCAGTTAACTCTTGGTATGTTCTAGACTTCATATAAAGGTCAGGAACATATTCTCTTAGTTTGTGAATCATATTAAAATGGTCGTCGAGTTCTTGATTCTTAGATTCACTAAAAAAGTTAACCAAATGACCATCGCTATTTAAAATTTTTATTAAGTTCTCTTTCTCAATATCTTTTAAATAAAAGTTTTTATTTCTATCATCGTTATTAATTAGATGTTTATTAAAACCATCATGGGTAAACGGTTCAACACCCCTATTAGATTTCCAATTAAAAACATCTTCTTTTACATTTGATAGATATTTTGTGTAGCTATCTCCTAAAATTTTACATATCCATTTAAATGAAAACAAATCAATATGTTGATTTTTATGTAGAATTT